GCATCGAGCAAGATGATGGCATCTCCTTCTCCTTCAATAGGTGTAAATATCCCCCAAGTAGTAATAGCACTATAGTCAGAGCGATCATTTTTTGTGAAAGCCGTGTCATAGGACTGTATGACGTATGAACAGACAGGTGGTTCACTATGATTCCAAACATTCCACCACTCCCTTTTTATTATTGCACCCTCTTCTGCAGTAGGGTTTTGCATGTACTGAGAGTTCCATTTTGACACAGGAATTGAAGCCTTAACAGCTTCTAATTCTTCTTTTGACCAATACTCTTCCCATAATACATTACCTGTGTCAGGGAATATGGCAGGAAACTCCACGACATCCCACTTGTCAGCACCACCTTCAGATTGTTTTTGTAACACTCTGGCAGTAAGATCCTTAATACCCCAACGTGTCATTACAATGATAATAGATCCACCTGGCTGTAATCTCTGCCGTGGACCTGATGTGTACCACTCGTAAATACTGTCTAAAGACGTAGGACTTAACGCATCTTGTTCTGACACAGGGTCATCAATAATACATAAATCAGCACCTCTTCCAGCTAAAGCACCTCCAACACCAACAGCATAATATTCACCACCACCATTGGTAGACCACCTACCAGCAGCCTTGGCATCAGAAGCTAATTTTATATCTGGAAATATATCTCTGAAGTCTTCACTATCAATCAGGTTCTTAACTTTACGACCAAAGCCAACGGCTAGTTCTGCAGTGTGTGTGGCTTGTATTATCTTTAAATCTGGGCGTTTACCCATGAGCCATGCAGGAAATAAATAACTTGCAAACTCGGATTTAGTATGTCTTGGTGGCATGTTTACAATTAGACGTTTGATTTTGCCATCTGCAACTTTTTGTAACTTTTCTGCATATATTTGATGATGTTTACCTTCAATAAAGCCAGACCATATTTTGTTTACAAAACGTAAAAAATTATCTTGTGACTCAGATCTGCTCTCAAGCTTTTTAAGTCTTTTAAGTAATGGAGCTACTTTTTGTAATTCCTCATCACTTAAAAACTCTGCATATTGTAAATTGGTCATGCTACTCTAGATAAAAATCTATCCACTGCAGAGTCAACTCCACCTGTTCTGGCTTGTCTCGGAGACTTAACACCTGTAATTCTTTCAATTAACTTATTTAAATTACCAGCATCAAAACCTACAGGTCTGAAATCTCTAACTCTTGTATCAAATGGTGATTCAACAACTGTCGGTAATTGATCTAACTGTCTTGATGCAATTTGTCCAATTGATCCAATGTTTGTATCATCATCTACTTCATCATCTTTTGGTTTTGGTATTACTCTTTCTGCAGGAGGATCAGACTCTTCATTAACTTCTGGTGGTGCATTCATATCTACACCACTTTGAACCTCGCCAGTTCTTGGATTTCTTGATCCAGTTATATTTCCATCTCTATCATATATCGGCTCAAACCTACCTGATATTAGATCAGCAGCAACTTTATCTCTGGCTGTTCTTTCTACAAAACTTAACAAACTGTTAATCATTCCAGGTGGAACGCCCAACAAGTCAGCAGTTGTAGGTCTAGAAACTAACGCCTCAATTTGATTTATTGGAGTTCCACTGTACGGTTTACCAACTTGCTCCTCAAACCCTGGAGGTGGAGGTGATGTGTCTACAGTTGGTGTGGTTGTGGTGTCAATATCAAATACTGTGTCAACAGGACCTGGAGTTCTTGTATCTATGTCAAACACTGTATCAACAGGACCAGGTGTTCTAGTATCAATATCAAAAACAGTATCAACTGTGGGTTGCTGACCTGGTGTCCTTGTGTCTATATCCATTACTGTGTCAACAGGTCCTACTCTGCCTGCCATTGTCTCAACATCAGGACTAAATGTTGTAGGACCTAAGGCTCTGCCTCTATCTGCCAATACATTCTGTGATAATAAATCACTAAGAGTTGGTGTTCCTTTACCAACTAATCCTGCCAATGCTTGAGCTTGTTGTTGACCTAATGTTGTTCTGCCAGGTGTAACTGTACTTACTGTGGCTCCTGGTAAACCTATATTCTGAAAAGTTGGCTGTATATCAAAAGGATCAATTTGCTGTGTCGTAGCTGTTGTAGTTGCAGCAGGTGCTACATCCCTTGAACTCATTAAACCAGTAAAATCACTTGGTGCTACAGTATCTGGGCTTAAAGCAGAATAATTTATTGAATCTAAATCACCTCTTGCATCTAATGAAGCTTGAGCCAAACTATCATCTACCTGTTGTTGCATAGCTTGATTGCTTACACTTACACCAGGTTGACCTGTAAGTTCGCTCATTTTATTGCCAAACATATCGAAAGCCTCTGGCTCTACAGTCGTAGAAGGTGCAAGTGATGCCACATCTAATCCTGTTGTTACATCTACAGGTTGTCCAATACCATACGGAGCATCTGTTCTACCAGATAATACATCACTCATCATTGCAGCAGTCTCAATATTCTCTGCTTGTCGTCCTGCAGGTGTATTAATATCAACATCATCCATAGTCAAAGAAACTTGAACACTGTCTCTAATTGCATCTTCTAAACCCTTCATTTCAGCAGGATTTGTTACATCAATACCCTTGGATATGCTTGTTAAATTATCTGGTCTTCCAACTGGCATCGCATCTGGAGCAAGTGATACTGACGGAACATTAAAACCACCAAAGCCAGGTCCTGCTACTTGAGTTCCAGCTTGTGGATTAGCAGTTGCACCATACATTCCTGAAACCATTGCATCCGTCACAGGTCCAAAACCTGTCACAACACCCAATCCAAATGGATCGTCAACAATATTACCTAAACCAAAAGCTCCAGGTGAGTACGTTGATGGCACATTTACTGCAGCTACATTTACACTTGGTGTGACACCTGCTCCAGTGCTATCTACACTAGACGTTGTGCTTGCCATACCACTTAATCCCTGTGCTTCTGGTGACTGAGAAAAAGCCATCTGATTTAATGATTCTACACCTTGTTGACCACCATATTGATCCGTATAGTCAACATTTTCAATTCCAAATGTCCTAGAGAAAAAAGAGTCTGGATGAGGATTGTAACTAGTTCTACCAGTTCTTGCTTTGAATTGATTGTAAGCTTGTTCGCTTGGCGTTGATGGAGCCGTTGATACAACATCAAAACTTCCACCACCTACTCCTGGTCCAGGTGAAAAATCAAATCCAGCCACTGGATCATCGCCAACTATGCTTTCCTGACTTCCTCCTCCTGCTACTGCACCAGAAACCTCTGCATCTGATAGACCCATGTTCGCACCATAGCTGTCACTTGTGTCTTCATTAACATCACCATTGCTTTCACTTGGACCAGTATCACCTGCTGCCTCTCCTGCTGGACTGTCTGCTCCTGCTGAATCATCATAAAAACTTGGTATGCCCATAGGACCTGGCTTACCAGCTCCACCTAATGATTTTAATATCCCACCCTCTTGTGGTGTTATATATGCCAACATGTGTGGCTCACCCATGATATCTGCCTGTCTTGGTGGAACATTACCACCTTGCTGCATCATCTGCACTGGCTGTGTAGGTGGCATTATGGGCATCGGACCCATAGGACCCATTTGTGACATCTGTGGTTGAAATATGTTGACATTGTCTGTCATAGGGGAGACAGGAGGCATGGAGGATTGCATTACTCCTGTCTGTATTGGTGCTAAAGCCTGACTTTTTGGCAAACTTCCTAAAAATTTGTTGAAATTGCCTCTGCTCTCAGCCGATGTCTCCAATTTCACCTGTGGGGGTTGCCCTGGTGACGGTGGGGTCGGCATAAATCCTCCTAGAGGTCCATTCGCCATGTGTATCTCCACAAAAAACTAGTTTCTGTAGAGATAGTATATTAATTATTTATTTTTGACAACAGGAAGCCCATCTCTTTGTCGCTTTGAGCTATAATCTTAGCTGGTACAGGCTCTAATCTTGTTGTAATGGATGTCAAAACGTCTTTTATGGACTCTCGAAGCCTTGAAATCCTGTCCATGTCGTATTTCGTCAATGGATCTTTGTGTTTTTTTACGCTTTCATATGCTTTTTCTACTTCTTCGCCACCATTTTGTAAAAATTGTAGTGCCATATGCACAGATACTGGCATTCTTTGTGTGCCATACTCATAATGACACCACGTTCTTAAACTTAATCCTAATTTTTTAGATAATTTTGCCTGACTCAGGTTCAAAGCTTTACGTAAATCGTAAATTTCTTTCTTTGTTAGGTCTGCATACCCATAATCAGTTCTTTTCATTGGCTTTCCTCTCGTTTAAATTTATTAAAATTTTGTTTTTCTTCATGTCTGCAATCAATTCGTCTTTGTTTCCGTAACGATATGCTTCTCCGTTCCAATCACAACAGGCATTGGCTATGCTTTTTAACATCAAAGGCATCTCCAATCCACGACACATGAGTGCTGACCCTATCTCTCGCAATAATTCATTGTCATTTTTGACATCAAGCTCCTTTATCTGAGATAATCGGAATCTATATGTTGTCATACTAACCTCTTTTCACACTAAATATAGTATTGATTGCATAAAAGTGCAAGATTTTTTTATAAAAAATTTTTTTGATGTCGTTTTTTAAAAACATGGGGGTCGTTTGAGGAAAACTTGGTGTACAGATTTTTTTGTAAAAATATATATATTTTGGTGTGGACTATGGCATACACCCCCGATTTATATAACAATATCAATGACTTAGGTAAAAAAAATAACCTAGTAAATTACTAGGCTATTTTTGGATTTTCGATTAAGACAGTTTAATTTAACTGTCTTATTCTCTCATTTAGATCAGCTAAAGTTTGATTGTCTAGACCTGCAACTAATTCACTTGATGCAATATTTTCATTATTAAATGTTAATGTATCACTTGGAACATCAACAGTTTTAGTAACTAATATTTCATAACCATTGTCAGCATGATCAATTGACCTACCATAATCAACACCAAATTCTTGTTGGTTATGAGTAACAACAAACGGTTTATAATGTTCATTTTGTCTAATTTCACTAAATGTTCGTCTAACACTTTGAGGGTTATTAATATTACAATGTTCCATAATTTCCCTTGTTGATCTTGTTTGACCACGACAGAAAGCCCAAACTAGGGATTTGGTGGTGTTTGCTGATCTTCCTATATAACTAGGGCTGGTTAATTCTTGCTGTACTGTATGAGCTTTAAAACGCTGTTGAAGACTATGATCAACAATATTAGATAAAAACTTAAACCACGTAATTAATTTTCTATATTCTAATGTCCCACCATGTGAACGAAATTCAATAGTCTTTTTAACATTGTAATGATTAACGTTTAAAGCTGAATATTTATAACTTGATGCTCTATGATTAAATACTTGCCTTAAGCTTTCTACTGTTGGCTGAGCTCTTAAAATCTCTTGAGGTGTTTTAGGATACCTACAAAAATAACCGTCACGTCTAGACCTTGCAATAGTACTACCAAAAAAATCAATATGTGTTGATAATCTAAAACCAATATCTTTTATAACATCTAAAGGTATTTGCTTATTGACCTCGAACAATTGAGATAAGTTACTAGGTTTTTCTAAGTAATGATCATAATTAGCATCATTAAATTGGTTTTTCATTTCAATACTTTTTCTAGTAAATTGCTCATTTGTTAAACTAGGTAATATTGGTAATGTTGATAAATGTACATGACTTGAACATTCAGTATTAACGAAACTATTGTTATCAATTGCAATTTTAAAACAATCTCTTAAATAATCCCATGCCATATTGCAATCAGCTAGCACTGGTAAATCCATTTCTACATCAGCTTGACTGCCGTCTGGTTTAAAACTTAGACCTTTAACTGGTGTAGTTGATCTAGAATTAATTCTATTAAATTCTTGCCAAGTTACTCTAGTATGATTTGTGCTATGATTTGTACGATTGTTAAATTCAGGCTCATAACCAAACGCAAATCTTGATTGGTTATTTATGTATTTGAATAAGTCTTGCATGATTTTTTCCTTTCCATTTTGTAAATCATAATTTTATTATATATAGTAATGATTGCATTGCAACATAAAAAAACCCTTTAAAAACAATGACTTAAAAAATTAATTTTTTTCAGAAAAAATTGTTCGTAAATAAGTAATAAAAACCTGTGGCAGCAGGTGCTTCAGGAGGCAGATGGCAGCGAAGTCCGATCCCCGACCTGCCCGATGAGCCTGCTGCCCGATCACCAACACGAACAATTGTTCGCACTGCAGCAGGAAAAAAACCCAGATCCCTGAAGATCTGGGCTTTTGCCTAGGAGACCCTTAAGCCCACTGCCTGCCTCCGACTTTTTGTCGAATCGCACTAGGCTTTTCGCACTCACGAAAACTCTCGATGATTGCTTGGTCAATGTGTCTATCGATGTCGCCATGATAGAAGGTGTCCCAAGCACCCTTCAATCCGTTCCTGATAGTTTTGACGTACTCAGGACTCGGTACATGGAATCCCTTGTAGTTCATAACGTAAGCAAATCCCTCGATGTCATCGCCCTGACAATATTTGTAACCTGTTACCTTTACCTTACTGTACAATGATGGGAAGCTTTCAAACTTATCAAGGGATTTCTCACAATCCTTTGTTATCTCCCATATAACACAAGGAACATCTTTCCAATAGTTATTGTTTGGTACAATGTCTGCAACATTATTAAACTTAAGTTTATAGTTGCTAATGTGTCCTGGGCTAATCATCTTGGCTTTTGGACACCTCCACGCCATATGATCTTGATTGGTGTTAGCACCATATGCAAAATAAATCTTTTTCATAATCTTTCTCCTTTGGCTGAAATTGATTTAATATATATATAGTATTGATTACTACATATGTCAACACCTTTTTTAATTTTTTTTTTACGGCAGGTAGGCTGTGTACCTTCGAGTCGTTGAGTACGAACAATTGTTCGGTTACAGGATAAAAAAGAAGCTGGGCTTCTAACCCAGCTTCAGCTCCTCCCTCCTTAAAATGGTATTATTATTACGACTGCACTCACGACTGCAAAGAAAGTGATGGACTGAGCCACCACCAACGCTACCTCCCACTTAGTCATTTTCTACCTCCTCAAAATGTCTAAAAAGCATATCTAAACTTTCACAAGCACCACGATACTCTGCACAAGAATGACTATCATTGCCCTCATAAAAATCTTCTTTAATATCTGCTATTGCATTTTTTAAACTTTCTAATGTAATCATTTGTTTTCTCCTATTGGCTGATTAAATATAATTATATAGTAATCATTACATAATATAAGTCAACAACTTTTTTTTATTTTTTTTATTGACATGTTTTGTAATCATTGCTATATATATATTATTCTTAAATATTGAATGAAGAGCCGAGATTCCTTTCCATTATTTTCTCGGCTCTTTTTTTATTCCAGGGACAACTACGAACAATTTCATCAGGTACAGCTTCTACCAGGCAACCTGCTTCGCTGCGATTCGCTGCGACTACGAACAATTGTGCGTAGTTTCCCCTGGGCAGGTGAAGCAAAACCTGTAAAACCTTTACCTGAGTGGAGGCAAAAAAAAAGGAGCCAGCCGAAGCTGACCCCGATAAAGCCCGATCCCGATTATCTGAGTGGAGGCATTAGAAGGAGAGTATTTTCTATTTCGTACCTGATATAATACCTCTGTAGAAAAGATATTGCTTCTTTCTTGGTTTTGAAGAAAGGCATATCGTGTACCATTTTTTTACCATTGGCGAAAGCCTCCCAGTGATTGTTGGCTTTCTTCTTTACTTTGTAAAAGACTACATCATCATTCATAACATTTCCTTTCCTATTGTTTGTTATGACTCTAGTATAGCAATCATTACTACACCTGTCAACAAAATAATTTATTTTTTTTTGTCCAGCAAAAATTACAGCAGCAGCAGCATGCGTATGAAAGCGAACAATTGTTCGGAGTCCACGCTGCATGCGTTACCTGCTGGAACCAGATCCTTAACCAGAACAAAAAAAATCGGGAGCAGGTTACCCCGACTCCCGATTGATCCCGAACAATTTGCCCGATTAGTTTGTACGATAAAGGTAGAAATCACCCTGCTCGTTTTCGTTGTGGTCATATCCAGCTAGGAAGTGACCCCTTCCGTCACATCTAACTGCATCTTCTACAAAGTCATCAAAGTTTTTAATAAGTTTAAGCAAGGCTTCATTTGCTGACTCGCAAGACTCTTGCAACTTCTCAATAACTACTTGATCTATGCAAGAGTGGTCAGCTAAAAAAGTTGGATTGAATGCCCATACTGTTTCTTTGATGTATTCTTTTACTTTCTCATCTGCTTCATCATCCGTCAAAACCAAGTATTCTTCATTTGCGAAAGAATAATAATTATCCTCTGTAAATGTAATACCTTTTGCGTCATGATCGTTAAGCTCCATATGTTGAGCAACTGCTTTTACTTTTTCTTTATCCATTTTTCTTCTCCTTTGGCTGAATGAATATATATAATATATAGTAATGATTACAACATGTCAACCAGTAAATAAACTTTTTTTATTTTTTTTTACGCTGCCTCCCTGGTGCTGTGGCTGCCGTGTATTCGAACAATTGTTCGGATTCCTTCTGGAGGCAGCGATCCTTCCAGGTACAGCACGGCTGCCTGACCTGCAGCGTCACCTTCTCGAACAATTGTGCGTGTTCACGCCTGGACGCAGCGAGTCCCGATCCGATTCACCCCCGATCCCTGGAGGCAGCGTCACCTGCCTGGTCCTGAAAGCAGACAATTGTTCGGACTCACCAGCAGGTACGCCAGGCAGCAGACCCGATCCCGACCAGCTTCAGGCTGCGTCACCTGCTTCCAGCCAGGCAGCAGGACCCTGAACCCGAACAATTGTGAGCATTCACCTCTGGAGGCAGGGCTGGAGCCCGATCCGATCCCGATCACCTGCACCTGAATCCGAACAATTATACGCATTAGCAGCGACCAGAAGCCCGATCCAGCCTCCCGATCTCGATCCTACTGGAAATTGTTCGGCAACTCCGTCACCAGACGCAGCAAGTGCAGACCCCGATTAGCCCACATTTAGCTATTTTTACCTATCTTTTTTGGGTATGTATGGGTAGCATTGGCTTTTTTCATTCTTTCCTGTGCTTTTCGTTGCAAATTGTCCAGTTCAGCCAATATATCCTCCTTTGTCATGCTATCTACTTTCTCATGTAGCACATGAGCTTTATTTATAAGCAATCCTGAAGCCTTTAAGCGTAATTCTTCAGCCCGAATAGCATCGCTATACTTTTCACGATCTATAGCCTCATTACGTATCTTTAAAAGGTCACGAAGTGACTTATCTAGCGTTACACCAAACCTAGACCTATTCTCCTCGTACATCTCCTGTAATCGCTCCTGTACGACCTCGTTACGAAGTAATCTTACTGCATCAACGGAAGGGTTACTATATCCTGCTTGTCGGGCTGACGCAGTTTGTGTCATATCCCGATGAACAAAGTTATCCAAAAAATCCTGTTGACGCTGAGTCAATCTTTTGAGTCCTTTTTCTCTTTGTTCTTTGGGTAAATTTTCGCCTACTCTTGGCATAGGTTACTGCTCCTTGTAGTTACGTTATTGGGATAGGGGGTGGTGGTTACTTACCACCCCCCTATACCCCCTATAGGGGGGGAAGTTCGGTAAGTTGGTAAGTTTCAATAAAATCAATGACTTACAGGGCATAAAATACTTACCAAGGCATTTGGTAACCTGTGTAAGTAACTGTAATTTACCCAATAAAATCAACAACTTACAACTTACCCTCTAATTTACTTACCGTGCAAGTTGGTAAGTTGGTAAGTAATTCATCATAAATGCGAACAATTTTCGGGTCGCTGGTACGCCTGTACCAATTACCCATTTGAGTTTGTTTGTAGTTCAATGCCCATAGTGCTTTTATGAAAGCATATTCACAGGTAAAGCAATTTGACTTCGAACAATTTTGGTAGTGCAGCATACTTATATCCATTTTCTGTGCTAAACCAAAATGAACAAAGCAACTCATACATATGCTTTTTTCCATTAAGGGGAAACCCATACCCCGAACAATTTCTTCGTTGCAGTTGCAACAGGTTTTTCCTTTAGCTTTCATTTTATGACCTCAAAACACAATTTGGTTGGATAAAAATTTGTTTAGGTTTGTTCCCAAACTCTTGACGTATTCTAAGTCTTACTAGTTCCAAAGACTTACTTAGATCAGCTTTACACTGATCTAAGGTTTGATATTTGACTTGGCTAGTGTGCCAAATACATTGAGTTACATCTTTTTGCTCTGCACCTGTAATCCACATAACGCAGATATAGACAATCATCTTCGACATAGCTTGACCACCTTAATATAAATCTTATCAAACCAAGACAACTCCCTAGTGGGAGTTGCATTGTTGATATGAGCAATTAAGTTTCTCATAAAGATTTCATTAAACTGCGACTTGTTCTTCATCGTCTCTGTGACAGGGATTCCATCTTTGTTGGATTTCCTTGCTCTCCTCTTGAGTGACACCATAAGACGATAAAGCATTCGCCATGACACGATCTGCCGTATCTGTCCATACTTTTGCATTAAGCATTGCCCAAATCCATGCACCAATTTCTCTCTCCTTTACTGTGTTGTTATAGGATTGATTATCGCCCATAATATGCCCAATCTCATGCAAAGCTGACACATAGTAACCTGTGTTTTTTGTAGGTCTTATGTGAATATGCTTTTGACCTGGATTAGCATAATACCTAGGTATTTCGTCATTTAATGATTGATAGGTAACAGTAATGCCATGATCTGCACACAACTGCTGAATATGTAATGCCATATCTATACGTCTAACCAATGGTCTCATATTCTTGCTCCTCTCGTTTAATCTCGTCACGAACAAATTCTTCCCAATGCTCGCCATAAGATTTTTTAATTTTAGCAATGGCTTGTTCATTTGTCATGCCATCATCATTAAGATAGGAGTAAAAATCCTCCATTACTCCTATCATCATATCTTTATATCTACTCATTATGCATATTCCTTATATATTTCTAATGCCTCATCAAATGGTAAAAAGTTCAAGCATTTACCTATCATGTGAGGGTATTTAGATTTAAGATGATTTTCAAAAGCATGATCTTTTTGTGGAGATGACGGAGATGTCTTTATGAAAGTAACTAGAAATTCTCTGTCATCTTTTTTATCAACACAAAGATATTGTTTTTTCATCTCTTTTTTCAATGCTTTAGTATCAATCCATTTGTACAATTCTTGATGACAATAATGTTCAAGATCCAAATCTGTTGAATAAGTATTTCCATTATATTCCCAAGTTTCTTGACCAAATTTTTCAACACACCATTTATCAATTTGTCTAGTATCAAACTGACACTCAGGATAAGTATGTTGTCTATCACAACCACCCTGTCCATCATTAGATACTTCAACTGCTTTTTTGCCATTGATATATACTGTTGCATTATAACAAGGAGTTTCTTCTGAACCCCTTTCATAGTAAGTAATATTTTTTACTTCTAATTTAACTATACTCATCTACTTGCTCCTTTTTGATAGTTATTTATATTCATAGATAGCAATCATTACATATGTAGTCAAGCATAAAAATAATTTTTTATAAATCACTTAAAATATTTTTTTGATATAAATTAGTAGGTACTCTTCGAACACGACCATAATCTTTTTCAGTCGCTGCCCTGGGATCGTCTTCGAATAATTGTTCGGACTCATCTGGTTCAGGTTTTCGTTTCATTAGCTCTTTTGTGAGGGCACGAAGTTCATTATAATTTTTGCTTACTTTGCTTAATTTTTTTTTCTTAGACATTATCTGTAGCCGTTGTAGCCTCGTACTCTCCACGAGACATTACACCATCAACTGTTCCAAGCCACTTACGACCTCCCGATGCAGAAAAAGAATACTTCCCGATGCGAGCTTCTCTAATAAGTTCCCGAACAATTCCATCAATACTTCTTTGTGTAAGGTTGTTTAAGACTTGTGGTGCATCATGGTCTGACGCTAGTCTTTGTCCTATAGCATCTGCACCTGACTGTTGTGTCAAAGCTCTGCCCTCCCTCTCACAGGTTGCAATCCAAGCGTATAGAGCATCCTTTTTAATCTCTCTATTTGAGCCAGAATGCAATCGCTTGATCTCTTCTGTCTTATCTTCTAATAATCCAGAGTAACTATTTCTAACAAAATGTCTAATATTTCTGTTGGCTGGTCCATTACTTTTTACAACTGCACCATCAAAACATCTATTACGTTCATACTCAGTTCCGATATCTTGACAACGTCTGCGACCACTTGCCTCATCAACTTGCCACAATGCGAAGGCACATCTGACACCATCAACAAGTGCTGAAGTACCTCTAATAAGCAACCTTGCTTGTTCAGGAGTATTGATAACAGTATCATCTTTAATCTTTGTCATATGGTGACACATAATCACCGAAGCTCCAGTTTCAGTTCCGATTTGAGCTAATAATCCAGTTAAAGCTGCTCCTGCAGCAGGATCTGCATTGACATCAGCATGCACAAACGAAGCTAATGGATCAAAAATAATAAGCTTCAGGTCATTTATTTGTAATAATTGTTCGTATAATTTGTTAAATTCTTCACTGGTGCTGTATCCATCTCTCGTATCCTGAAGTATTGGAAACACACCTCCTACATTCGGAAGTGACACCACACGAAGCTCATGCCTGTAGGAAAATCGCAAATTGTTCGGATCTAAACGCTCAATTCTCCTGTGCATTTCTGCTTCATCATCTTCTGCTGTAAATATAACCACGTTACCAAACTCCCCGATGGAGCTACCAAAACTCTCCGATAAGGGCTGACCCGATGCTACTTTCATTGCTAGATCCAATGTCATCATACCTTTACCAGCATCTCCTGCTGCCGAAAAAATTATTGGTACACCTAACGGAAATGTGCCATCGACTAAAAACTTTTGTTCGGGTGCATGACCTTCGAATCTGCTGACCAGGAGGCTATCATCTAGTAAATTTATATTACGCTTTGTATGCTTGACTGTAGTGTTTAAAAAATGTTGTACATCAAAGCTTTCAGATATGGCATCAACTGC